TTTAACAATATATCTAAGTATATTGTTAAATTCATTATAATAGTCTTCGTCTTTTACGATACCATCATTAAATATTTCGTTATACGAACATACTATATCTATAAAATCATTAATTGATTTAAATGAATTCTTATTTTAAATATGAAGTTAATAAGCAAAAAAGAACACTTCTTTCTAAAAATATGATAAAATAAATTCTATATAATGGAATTATCATCATTTTACTTGATGGTAAATAAGATTGAATCCTTTTAAATTTTTATTATATACCTTTTTTTTATTATATACCCTTTTTTTATTATATACCTTTTTTATATATATAATTATGGTGAAAGATAAAATATTTTTCATTGTATAAATTATAATAATGTATTACTTTGTCTTTTTTGTAATGTAAATCATATTGAATAAACAAACTTGAAACTTGTAATAATCCGTTATAAACAGCTAAAAATCCATTATCATATAGATTGTGGCAATATCTACACATAAATTCAACAATATTTTTGTCATTTTTTTCATTATTATTTAATATACATCTTGGTTTTAAATGTGCTGTTTCTAATAAACATAATGGTAACATTTTATCACAAATAATACATAAGTGTTCTTTATTTGCGATTAAATAATTTCTTAATAATTGCTGTTCTTGTCTGATTTCTCTTAATACATATTTTTTATGGTTTTTGTTATATTTTTTATAAAAATTCATTATAATTTTTGAATAATAATACTTATGGTCATTTAATATTACATTACCCTCTTTTGATAACATATAATTTTTGTTAGTTAAAAAAATTATATTATTTTTAATTAATTTAATCAACTCTACTTTTATATTATTTATTTCAACAGACATATCATAACGAAAGTTTATATAAGTGTGTATATCTATTAGAGTATTTTTATCTTTCAAAATAAAAGAATTAATAATATAATCCTTCATATTCTTAAATTATTCTTAAATTATTCTTAAATTATTTTTAAGTTAAATTAAAGCGAAACCATAATATTATAACCTCGTTTGCCTGGTTTATTATTTACATCAATACCTTTGCTGTTTTCTTCTTTATAATTTATTTTTTCAAACTCCTCCTTAAATTTTTTCTGTGTTTTCAAACATTTTTTTCCATTTATTTTACACCAAGTTTCATATATTTTGAATATATCTTTTAATCCAAATCTTAAGTTAGATATTTCGGTTTTTTTACAACACGAATTCGCAAATAACAATATATCATTATTGATTAATGGTTCTTTTGAAATATTAGTTTGTATAACATTTTCTTTAGGTAAAGGCGATACTATATCTAACGAAATAATTTCTGGTTTATCTTTATCATACAAATACAACCAACCATCAGGAGTTTTCCAATAATATTTTTCTGGAAATTTATTGTTGTCTTCAATAAAATCATCTCCATCTTCATTTGTATATCCGTGAGTATTATTTTGTTGTTTATATTCTTCTTTAAGAATAGAATATTTTACTTTATCACCATCAACAATATATGGAGTTTTTTTAATATAATCATTTGTTTGTATTGGTAAAGATTTATGATTTTTATTCCTAACTGAAATACATATATATGCGTTATTATCATCATATGCTATATTAACTCGTCTATTTCCATCGCGTTGAATATTATTTAGACCATCTTCATTTCTAAAACGAATTAGATTGTTTTTTAACTCACTTATTTTAATTGGAACCTTACTACCATTAATACTTTCACAATAGTAATTATTAATTTTTTCTTTTCTATCTTTAAACCAATCAGGTTTAATTGGGTTTAATTTTAATTTAAATTGTTGTTCTGCTTGTTTTATACAATAATTTACAAACTCAATTGATAATTCATTTTCTAATTTATACTCTTGTGTTTCAATTGTAGATATGCCATATTTATTAATAAAGTCATCAATATCCATTTCTTCTATTGTATTAATACAAATATAATCAATTAATTTAGTTTCTTTACACCATTCATCTATTTCTGTATCATTCATATCGTCAATAACAATTAATTTATAACCATTATTTTTGCTGTCATAATGTTTAATTGGTTTTAAATTTTTTCGTTTCTTTGATACATCAATATACTTCATATATTTACCAAACTTAAAATCACCATTATCTATTATACTCTCTAATAAATCTTTAATATCTTCCCAACTCTCGCAACCCATAACAAATTTTTCAATTTCTTTTATAAATTTAACATAAAAATTCTGTATTATATCTTGTAATTCAGGAGTAGTCCATAAAGTAAGTTTCATACTTCCATTTTTAAGGTCTAAATCATTATATTTTCCTTGTAATCGTAATCGTTGTGAAATATCAGTGCAATTTAATGATGCGTGAGACACAAAATACTGGTCGGTTAAATGTAGTGAATAATTATCATAATCGTCGCTTGTAAAAGAATATCCCCTTTCTCCATATTTACCTGTTATTGTTATAATTGTTTTACATAAAATTTGGGTAGCACTTTTTTCAAATAAAATTCTTAATAATTTATAAACAAATTTTATATTTAATATTTTTGTATTTATATTGAAATAGCAATAATTATTAGGTAGTTTTTCAGATTTTTCAGTATCTATAGATGAACCATATACACCTCCTAATTGCCATAATCTTTGACTTGTTGATGATTGTTTTGAGTCCCATTTAGACCAACATTTAATTTCTTTTTCATAATTTTTTGAAATATATAATCTTAAACAATTTCCATGATATATTATGATAAATAGATTGGGATAATCTTTAATTATTTTATCTACTAAACAAAATTGATTAACTCTTATTTTTTCTTCACTTATCAATAACGAATTATATTTACTTGTAGGTCTTTTTAGTATTTCTTCTATTATTTTTTTTATATTTATATTATAATCTTCAACAATATCATAACATGTTTTTTTTTTGTGATTTTCTATATCTTGATAATCCCACCATGATTCAACAAGTGTAGTGTTAAAATTTATAGACCCATTAAATAATCCAAAATAATCATTTGACCTTTTCATTTTATGAACCTTTGATATTTTAATTTGTATATCAGTATGGTCGCTTAATCTGGTTGTTATATTATATAACAATGAGTGTGCCGTGCCTGTAATATGTAGTGCATATTTTACTTTTTTATATATTTTGGCAAGCAATATTTCACATGCGGTAGAATCCTTTTTATCATTATCATTACTTCTATCATTTGAAGATGTAGGGCTCATTAAATCACTTTCATCAACTAATGTAGTTATATTAACAAGTTCATCATTATAATATATATACTCACTAAATTTAGTATTTAATTTTGCTAACTGAGTATGGTTCATTAAACAACAAAATATATCATTAGAATTGATTGCTTCTTTATTACTTAATTTATTAATAATATCATTACTATTTATATCTTTTAGTTCTGGAAGTTTATAATCTTTCCAATATTCAACATTTGTTTCCTCAAAATATTCTTGAAGTTCATTATTAAATTCTTGAAATAATTTTTTTATAAATTGAATATTAAAATTGTAATTTTCTGTTCCAACAATATCATCTTGTAATTGTTTCTGATCTATTGTTAAATTGCGAAATATATATAAAACCGGTCTCTGGAGTATATGAACGGAAATCCACATAATTATACACGCTTGAACTCGTTTTCCAAGCTGTATATCTCCCCATAATAATTCTATTATTGATTTTTCATTATCTTCTAAATTAAGCGAGTTTAATAAATCTTCTTCAAATGAAGATAAATTAATGTTTTTTGGAATATTTTTTAATTTTATCGGATTATTTCCCCAATTGTGTCTTTCCAAACTTTCTCCATTAATATATTTACACTTATCTAACATAATATTTATAATTTTTTCCAAAGGTTTTTTAAATATTTCATTTCTTTTCTTGAAAAATGTATTTATTTTATCTTGTAGATATGTCATCTTGTGTTATTTTATATATAATGCGAGGCAAATCTTTAAATCAATTTTTATTATAAGAATAAAAATGTCTTATAAAAATATGCCTTAGTTTATTTATATTAAAAAATTTTATTATATAAAGGACTACACAATTTACACCAGATTTGAAGTTAAAAGCAGTTATTGTTATCATAAAATTAATAACTATGTTAAAGTATGTTTTAGATATAATTTTATAATTATTTCCTGAAGATAATATTTTTTTTATTAAATTAATTTTTGTAATAAAAAAGAGTACATAATTTAATTTTAAAATGTAAAAATGAAAAAGTATAAAAATAAAAAGTTTTTGACAATTATGTACTCTTTTAGTAATACTAATATTAATTAAGATAATCTTGTAAAATTATTGATATTGTACATGTTGATGTTAGACCATTTATTAGTGCCATTAAACCAAATAGCATCAAAATAATTAATGGCACACTATTTGCTTTTTTACATTCATCTAATTCCAATAATGTTATACCACCTAATATTAAAATGAGTAATCCTAATAGAGTTTGTATTATACGCATTATACTATAAAAGTTAAACCCTGCGTTTCCTTCAACATATACGTTGATAACATCATTACTTAGTTTTATCGTGTTATATCCATAATTTAAATTATTAAATTGTAGCTCATTTATTACCTTAATGTTATAATCAGTTGCGAAATATTTTGTTTTAATATATTGAGATCTTGCCCCCGATTGACATACTATATAAATTTCATTAACATATTCTAAGCTTTTTTTAATAGTATTTTTGTTAAATCTTATCATTTCCATAGGTATATTGTAAAATTTATAATCACCTGACATTCCAAAATGTTTTGAATACGCTTCATCGCTTTTTCTAATATCTATAAAAAGATATTTCATTTTATTCTCTTATTATAAGATAATATAAATGTCTATTTACTCAAAAGCATTAAAAATAACTAAGACTCCATTATTAAAAAGTTTATATAGAGCTCGTAAAAAAATAGAATATGACAATGATTTATATATGGACGAAGAGCATAGATTACTATGCGAATATTATAAAAAATACCAAGAATTATCTAAAAAATTTAATAACACAAAAACTAAGATTACCTATAATGCGTTAAAGATAGAATCACATATATTATCTGAAAATCACGAAGGAGATTCTATAATATGGAAAGAAAACGAAATAGATATTGAATTATTATACAATGAATATAATAAGAAATTTATAAATAGATTATATGTATCAACCAGTCCAAATCATTATGCTAATTGGATAAATGCACAGAATACTTTTATTAAAAACTTAAGCCATGAAGAATTATATACATTGAGATGTCATACTCACGATGGAGATGTTATAATAAATTATTTTATTAAAAATGGTTTAAACATTGATAAAGATATAGATGATATTAATTATAATGATAACCGCAAATCATCACTAATAGTAAAAAAAAAATACTTTAATACCAATAGAGATTTCATATTATTTTATCATCAGATTAAAAAATATTTATACACTAAAAATACTAAATATAAATCATTTACGCGTTTAGAATTAGAAAATTACATTAAAGAAAATTATAATACTTTTGAATGGAATAAAATATTAAATTACTATATAATTGATATTAACAATATCTTTATAAAAGCTCCCTGTGTTGAGGATACATTAGTTTTCTATAGAGGAGTTTACGATGATTATTATTTAAAAAATTATTCAAATGGCGTATTTGTATCAGAAACATTAAGCAGTTGTACTTTAGATTGTAAAACTGCTATTGCTTACGCGAGTACTAAATGTTGTGTTATGAGAATTAAAGTAAATAAAGGTTGTAAAATAATATTAATAGACAATGTAAGTAATTATAATGAAGCCGAAGTTTTATTACCATTTAATACTATTTATAGCATTGATTATCCACGTCAATATATAAATTATTATAAAACAAGTGATATATGTCCCGATGATACAAAAAGTAAAAAAATAATGGTTACCGATTTATCAATAATTACTATATCAACCAATTCTCCTAAGTCTCCTAAGTCTCCTAAGTCTCCTAAGTCTCCTAAATAAAAAATTTTTTTATTATTTATATATATTAG